CTAAACTAAATTTTCTGCCAACCCCTTTTGGGGCACCTTTGGGGCAGTGACTGCCAGCCTCTGATTCAGTATATCAACCTGTGACTGGTTATTGTCGGCCATCCATGCACCATATACTGTATAGACCATCTGAGCATTTGCATGTCCCATCTGTGCGGCAATAAAATTAGGATTGGCTCCAGCGGCGAGTGACCAGCAGGCATAAGTGTGCCGGGACTGATACGCTTTTCTGTATCGTAAACCGGCTCGTCTCATCGCTGATTCCCATATCCTGTTTAGTGACGTTGCAGCATAATGCGCTCCGGACTTTCCTGAACGTGTGGTAAGCTGAGGGTTGAATACGAAGGTACATGAATGTGCGCTTGTCCGGCCAAATTCGCGTAGCTTCACCTCAACTTTATGCTGTTTGCCCAGCCTTGTGAGCGATGCCTGGTTTTTTAACGCATCAATCGCAGGCTGTATCAGATGTATCACCCTGTCGGTTCCTGCCTGGGTTTTCGGCAGGGTGAACTCTTTAGCCTGAGTGTAGTTTCTCCTGACAACCAAAGTGCCCGCTTTGATATCGATGTCTTCCCACGCCAGCGCGCACAATTCTCCATGCCGCATGCCAGTGTAAACAGCCAGTGACCAGAGATTTTTGATCTGCTGGTGGTGGCAGGCGTCAATGAATCGCGTAAATTCGTCCTGTGAAAGCGGATCTGGTTCAGCTTTTGCTCTCTTTAGTGTTGATATTCCACTGAATGGATTTTGTGAAATATAGCCATTGCATGCTGCAAACTGGAACATTCCACAGACAATCCCCATGTAAGCATTTACTGTCGCCACACTACGTCCCTTCGGTGTTAATTTACGGTTCGGTCTCGCTACCTGATGACCTGTCATCAGTTCCCGCCTGAAAACGAGCAAGTCTTCCTGTGTTACAGCGGAAGCAAGAACCCGCCCTCCAAGCAAAGAAACACTCGTTTTTACGATCGACTCATAGCGGATCATCGTGTTTCTCGATATTTCCATTTCCTTAAGGCCGAGCCATTTGTCCGCCAGTTCAGCGATAGTGATGTCTTTATTCACCACGCCGAACTGCTTCAGATTTGGCGAATCAGGAAACCGTTCCGCATAGTTGAAGCTACCAGTCTTAATTAAAAAGCAGACAGAAGCCCGTAACTCACCTGCAATTTTGCGATTTTTAGGGGTGTCAGGCACCCCCAGATTTTCACGTACACGCTTCCCTTTATAGTGGAAGCAGATCCGGAGTTTACCTCCGTGGTTTTCAACGCCGGTTGGATAGGCCGGTTTAGCCATAAATCCTCCTGCGTCCAAGAGCTTCATCAGATTACATCCTCAAAGATTTAAGTCAAAGATCGACTGCTGGATTCGGCTGGCTTTTGATCCAACGGTTTATCTCAGGGATGCAGTACATGCACTCGCTCGTTGGCTTCGGGCTGCCGTCGGGCGCTATGTGCTTGTATTCTCGTCCGAGCATCCAGGATTCCCTGCGGGCCCGGAGAACTGTTCCGGGTTTTAGCCCGGTAACTGCTATCAGAACTTTTTCTGTAACCCATTCATTAGGGGCCAGAAGAATGACATCGCTCATATCCACCTCACGCCACATTCAGGCCACGGCAGTGGCACCACGTTTCAAACATTCTTTTAACCACTTCACGGCAGTAAAACCCCTCCTGATCCCTGGACAGGTCGTAGCGGCTTCCGTACCGCTGGCGCATCCATACTTCGAAAGCTTTATGCATCGCTATTACCCCCAGATAACCATCGCGGCCACAGCAAACGCCACACCAACAATCATGAACGCATCAGGCCAGCCCATCTTTCACACCACGTTCCATTTTTTCCGTTGCCCGCATAACGCAGCGCGCAAAGGATGAGGGCGTTACAACCCGGCGAAGCTCGTCTACCAGATAATCGTTATGCTGCTGGTGCAACTGTATGTTGCGCTCTTTCTCCTGCTGCCGAAGTACGGCCAGACGCGCTGTGATAATGCGGCGCTTAGCTTTTACTACGCGCAATGCTGCCTCTGCCTTTCTGCGCCATTCACTCCATTCGCTACCGGATCTGGATTGCTGTAGCTGACTTTCTATGCTGATTTGCGTAGCCTCTGCATTGACCAGTTGCTCCAGGCATTCGCTGACGCTATTCAGGTTGTCTGTGTCGATAAATGTTTTCTGCATCACTTCACCCTCACTTCGATCCCGGCGATGGCGCAATAGCGCTCGATGGCCTCTTTCACCCAGCGTTTATAGGTTTCCGGGTGGAATACTTCCGTCTTGCCGCTGCCGCTCCAGAATGCCTTCGAACTGGTATCAGGAAGGGTGATGGTCAACGTTTTGCCAGCAGCGTCACCCAACTGGAGCCTTTCGAGAAGGTCAGCCAGATCATTACTGTTGATTGTTCCGCTTTTACGGCATAGCGACGCCAGCAGTCTGATCCGCCAGTCCTGAGTTGATGATTCACTCATCGTTTCGCCTCCCGCTGTACGGTTTTGTAGGCCCGCAATATATCGCGGGATTTACCGGACAGAATCGATTTCATGAAGAACACGCCGCTGCGGGTTGAAACTATTCCCGGCGTACAAAGCAGGGCAGCGTCAACTACACGGTTATGTTTCTGGAGCTCAAACACGGTACTGGTGATCAAGACGTTCGCTACGGCGCCGTAGTCCTGGTATTCAATTTTCATGAAATAACCCTCACGATCAGTCTGGCTGTGCCGAAAAAACAGACCATGCCAGCCGTTAATCCAATCCCGGCAAGGGTGGAAAAAAACAGAACCCATATCACCAGTTCAGAGACTTTTTTCATCAGCCCATCCCCTGCGGTTTATTTGCCTGTAACGCATCAACCTCTTTCACAAAGCGGTCATGCATGGCATCCCACTTTGCGCACCACTTTTGCATTTCGCGCTTACGGACAAGGATACGGCGCAGGCGACGTTCACAGCGCTGGTGGGCCATAAAATACTCACGAGTAACGCCGCCACGCTGCCATACTTCGCCATGTACCGGATGGCAGACCTTTACATCAGGATGGCGGCACCGGAAACCAGATGCCTCGAAAGCCCAGGTAGTCATGAAGAACGCTAAATAGCGGATCGCTGTGTCGCGGCTGAAACACTTCTTAATGCGGCCATGACGTCTGGCGACGAACAGCGGGCCAGCTGGCGTGTCGTGTTTTTGTAATGCCAGGTCAATCACGCTGGCGGTTCTGTTGTCGATCATTCGTTTTGCTCCTGTTCTGTTTCGTCTGCTGGTGGAATAACCTGGTAACCGGCTTTCTTCGCCATCCAGAAGAAGGTATCCATGCTGGCAATCAGTTCGTTATCGCGAACCTTACGGGTATCAGTTACCTGGCCGTTTTCAATTGTCATAACGACCTGCACTTTCTTGTGCGCGACAAAGGGGGGGAAATTAGTCATCGGTTAATTCCTCCGCTTTTAATGATTGTTCCGCCAGCGTTGTGATAAGCGCATTCATAAAATCCACACCATCGGGTGTTAACTTATTAACACCCATGCAATTCGAATAATGCTCAGCAATTAAATGCTCAGCTTGCTCGCGTTTATGGGTGTCATAAATCATCGCTTCGAAAAGTTTTATCAGCGCTTTCGTCAAAATATCTTCGTCAAGCTCGACGGGTAATTTTGAACCATCTTTCAGTTTGACTATCTGGAAATAGCTTCCGGTTCTCCGCATCATTGAATCGAGCTTCGCCCGGACAAGATGACGGCGGCGGGTTTCAATCAGGTTTGTTTTCATGGTTGCCGCCAGTACGCTTCACGAAGGAGTAACAGAGCAATATGTTTGTAGGTATTGCCGTATTTCATAAATGACTTTGCGGCCCTGTAAGTAACTTTATTTTTGACTGCTGACATAAATGTAACTCCACTGAATTTGGGTTATGGATATCCCCGCCAGTTAAGGCGTAATAATTTTTGTGGTCAGGTGAAATTATGTGTTAGCCGTTTGCCAGCCAGCTTAATTTAGCTGAGTTCTTAATTATTTCCTGTGCCTCTTTACTGGCATCTTTAAAATCATGAAAGGTATCAACATGAACAAATACCCCCCCCTCACGACGCCATAGTGTGTACTCGGTGTCGTCCATATCGCCAAAATATGTATGTAGTAAGTACGTGGCTTCGCGATTAAATTTATTGACTGGTAGCGTTATCCGTTGCATGGGGCCACCTTTGATTTTATTTCTTGCAGTATATTGCGCATCTGCCCTGCATAGTCATCCAGAACGGCAAACATCACATACTGTAAGTTGTCTTCGTCTTTATCGGTGAAAAAATGCTGATTAGCCAAGTCAATCATTCCACCGAGTTTGGTTGCGATAAGTTCGGCATCGAACAACTCGTTGCTTATATTCGCACTTTGGGATGTTTGTTTTTTTTGCGGCGTTTTAACTCCACCGAAATCTGCAACCCGATTTTTAATAATCAATCCGGTGTCGGTGACAATATCCGCTGCTACAACGGCGCGGTGAGCGGCTGGTTTTAATTCGTCACCGTTGTAATCGTCTTTGGTGAGACATACCACGGTCACGCCTTCGTATTTATTCATGGGACACCTCGACTTCTTTCCCTGTCAGTAGCCAGGTAACGCTGGTTTTGAGTATTTTAGCCAGTTCGTCGATGTACTTGCTGGATGGCGTGGCTTTCCTTGTCTCCCAGCGAAATACCGTGCCTTCAGGTGCGTTGAGTTCGCATTCCAGTTCATCAAGACTCATTCCCAGCGACACGCGAGCTGCATTAATACGCTTACCAATGGTGGACATGTCCACGCCCTGCATAATGTTGACGGGGGTCAGTGGCGTGCTGGTGGATCCGTTGTGACCATCAAGTAACCACATCGGATCGCATTTAAGCGCGTTAGCCAGCGGAATGATGTATGTCGCCTCAACCGGGCATGATTCTTCTTCCCAGTCGGAGATGCATTCCGGTATCAGGTTGAGCATGCCCGCAAGTTCGGCTTCACTGAACTCGAGGTTTTCGCGGGCGAGCTGGATGCGTTCACCGATGGATAATCTGCCGTCGCAGGGGGGGTAGAGTGGAGCAGGTTGCTCTTTGCTTGAGTGAATAACGGTTTTTTCATTACACACTGAGCTACTAACAGTTAATGAAATAAGGTCTTGCGCAGCATCTAAAACATTGGCGACATCGCGATTCGAAACGGTACCATTCAATAATGCTGCCTGAGCGCAAAGTAACAGAGAGTTAATCAAACTTGGGTCGTGATTAGTACGGAGCATTACATTCACCTCACTAATTTACTGGATGAGGTGAATGTAGCGCTATGCGTTACTTATGACAATAGCAAAATGCTAATATTTGCTATTTTTTTTATAATCCAATGTTTTTATTATTCATTTTCATTTTTGTCGATTGGCATGTTTGATGCCTTGACGGCCATTAATTCATCAAGCAGCTTGTCAAAATCTCGTTTCTTTTGTGCTAACTCACTTATTATTCTGTCTTTTTCACTTTCTGGCATCTGTCTGAATAACTCTACAAGCCGAATCTCTCTTTTGGTGAATGGCTGATCTTGAGCGGTCATTAAACTATCCTTTTCCGCCATCTTTGCCAGATGCCATGGCGAGTCAAGCAAGGTATGGGGCATGTCAAACCACCCTTCAGAAAGATTGAGTCTGCCTTCAAGTTTCCGGGCAAAGGCGGTTCCCATATTTCTTCGCTTAGTCATTATCTGACTGATAAGTGAAGGAGATATATCACATTTCAAGGCCAATTCAGTCTGTGTCAAGCCGCTACGTTGAATTACTGATTGTAGATTTTTCAATCGAATATCTTTGATTTCCATGCCCGCTCCTTTGTTAGCTTTATGCTTTATAGCGTATTGCTACATTGTCTAATGACGTGCTAATGTTAGCACGTTGCTAATAACGAATACAGTGTAGGAGGTGGCATGTATAGGGGATTGCTCTCAATTAGAGAGGTTATGACCACGGATGAGTGGAAGCGGTTGGCGCAATTATCAGGTACTAGCGTCGCCTACTTAAATCAAATGGCTTTGGGGTTTCGTCGCCCCTCCGTTGCAATGGCCTCACGAATTGAGGTGGCGGTACCTAAGGTTTCTCCCAACCTCAGTTTGAAAAAAGAGAACCTTATTTTTTCTCCATTGAGAAAAAGAAACACAGAGGTGTGACATGACACAGCGATATTCAGACCGCGAACTATTGATGAAGGTGCTGGGCAGTCTTGAGCATCGATATCCAGGTTCAGTGGCGATCGATGAATCAACGGGCGCAGTGACGCTTTCTGGTTGGGTATTAGAACAGTTTAACGATACCCAGGGTGATGAGAACGCCGCCGACAATATCAAATGCGACTCCCGCAAGGCTTGCCGATCTCGGGTATCCGGAGATCTTGCCGCCGGGGCGACCAAAGGCGCCGGGGATCAGGATTTCCTTGTAAGGGTGATTGATCCACTCACCAATACCCCACAAAGCACAGCCGAGAGAGATAAATCCGGTTGCGGCGGTTGGGTATGCACTGAGCAACCCGGTTCCGTTAGCCAGGAACACAAAGAATCCACCAGCGATAAGCACTTTGTACCAGTAGTTAAGCGCAAGTTTAGCGATCGGGTTTTCCATGTCCTGCCTCGTTTGATGTTCTGGAGGGGATAACAGTATGAATCCGGTAGATTTTATTCGCAAGAATATCGCCGCGCAGCTGGCGGCTGAGGGATTTTCTGAGCAGGTGGCTTTAGGGGGGGGGCTGGTCGGCGTTAACCACTACCGCCGGATGTCACAGGCGAGCCGTAAGGGACGCGCTTACGACGACTGTTTGTTCTATGCGCGTCAGTGGGCAAAAGGGCAAACAACGGTGGCTGAGCGCAAGGAAAAGAAAAGGCCAGGAAGAGAAGTGGCTCCGCCCGGCCTGTTCTGACTTCGTTTGCATATCTGCGGAATAACACTGCGAGGAATCATTCCATGAAAAACAATACCAATAAACATCCGAACGTTTCAAGCATTAATGTTGAAAGCCTGCCTGTTATTGCAGGCGTTGAAATCACGACGGATTCCGCCGGGCGATTTAACCTGAACGCTTTGCACAAGGCGAGCGGAGCGGGTGAGGATAAATCTCCGAGCCAATGGTTACGCCGAAAAAGCACGAAAGAACTCATTGAAGAGCTTAAGCGTAATTTATTGAAAGAGAACCAGAATGTAAATTTACACTCTGCTCAAAAACCAATCGACACCGTGAATGGCGGCATTGCGCCGGGCACGTTCGCCCACGAACTGCTGGCCATCGAGTACGCCGGGTGGATCTCACCGTCGTTTCGTTTGCGGGTTAACCAGACCTTTCTCGACTTCCGTACCGGCAAGCTGGCGCCAGTCAGCAGCAGTCTGCCAGACTTCAACGACCCGGCGACCGCTGCGCGCGCATGGGCGGACGAGTATGAAGCGAAGAACAAAGCTATCGGATACGTTCACCGTCAGGCGCAGTACATCGAACACCTGGAAAACCTGTTCCAACCGGGAATGTCCCCTTGCCAGTTCTGTAAGCAACTGAACGGTGTCAATGTCCAGCAGGTTAACGCGTTTCTGGCTGATCATAACTGGCTTTACGACGACCAGCCAAAGGCCAGTCGTCCACTATGGCGGGTTCATCACTATGCGCGTGATCAATACCTCACCGAACGGCCAGGGCAGGTGGAACAGGACGACGGTGAGATGCGCGACACCTTCAAGCCAATCCTGCTGCGCAAAGGCGCGGTATGGATTTATCGGCACTATCTCAAAGGTGCTCTGCCGATGAAAAAGAGCTGGAACGGGGAATTTACCCACGACAAAGAATTAGCAGGTGCAGCATGAGCATGGAACTAATGGTCAAAGCAATGAAAGTTCAGGTCGGCAATCCACTGCGTAAGCTTGTTCTGCTTAAGCTAGCTGACAACGCCAGTGATCTGGGGGAGTGCTGGCCTTCGTACCAACATATTGCTGATCAGTGCGAGATCAGCAAGCGGTCGGTGATGAATCACATCGACGCACTTTGCGAGAGTGGATTAATTAAAAAAGAACTTCGGACAGGGCCAAAAGGTAATTCCAGCAATGTTTATCGCCTGCATTTAAGTAGTGCAGGAGATTCACTAGGGGGGGCAAATCGTTCACCACATGGTGCAGGAGATTCACTACCTGGTGCAGGAGATTCACTACCTGGTGCAGGAGATTCACTAGGGGGTAGTGCAGGAGATTCACCCAGAATCAGTCACTCTTTTGAACCAGTCAATGAATCAGTCATTGATCCTAAATCTAATGGCGCATCCGCTGACGCGCCTGCACCTGCCCGCTCTGCAAAACAGGATTATTCAACGGAGTTTGAAACAGCGTGGCAGGCATACCCTAAGCGTGCTGGTGGAAATTCCAGGTCGGCAGCATTCAAAGCCTGGAAAGCCCGCCTGAAAGACGGAGTTAAGCCTGAGGACATGCTGGAAGGCGTCAAGCGCTACGCGGCATATTGCCGGGCGACCAGTAATACCGGCACACAGTTCGTCAAGCAGGCTGCAACGTTCTTCGGTCCCGATCGCCACTTCGAAGAGTCCTGGCAGACTCCGTCCGCTCCCGGAGGTGGGCGTCGCAATGCGCTCCCTGTATCCGGCTTCAGCGAGCAGGACTACGGCGAATCGGGTTGCAACTGGGGAACGGGGAGTATTTAAAATGTTAAATTTGTTGAATCAGCAGAAAGATCGCACTGACCTGAAGGCAAGACAGGAACGCCTGAACGAAGAATTAAATTTTGCACTGGAGCATAAACTTCCGTGGGGATATGGCGGCTGGGACTCAGGGAAAACCGAGACCACTACCTGCGAAAAACATGGCGAATTTGAGCGATTCACTCTGGTGGGCAAGAATTTTCGCGGCGGAGAGAATTTTAAACACTCACAATGTCCGGAATGTCTGCGGGATGAACTTGCGGAGGTTGACGCAAAACTGCGTACACTGCGCGTTACTGAACTGCTGGATCGCGCTGGTATTGCCCGCCGCTTTGAGCGTTGTGAGTTTGAAAACTATCAGTCCGTGAATCAGGACGCCGCGAGGAATCTTGCTGCCTGCCAGCGTTATGCCGATACCTGGCAGGAGCGCCTGGCGGCTGGCACCAGCATGGTTATGACAGGGAACTGCGGAACCGGAAAAAACCATCTGGCTGTTGCTATGACGAAAAACATCATCAGAAACTACCTCGCCCGGGTTGAGATTACTGATGTTATGCGACTGACGCGCGCAGTGAAAAGCACATGGCGACACGGCGCAGAAAGTACCGAGGACGAGGTCATTGAGCGTTTCGCATCTCTGGATCTGCTGATCATCGACGAGGTTGGCGTTCAGTTCGGCAGCCCGACAGAAATGACAATTCTTCAGGAAATAATCAACGCCCGGTACGAAAGCATTTTGCCAACAATCCTGATCAGCAACCTCACCCTCGACCAGCTAAAAGAGACGATTGGTGAGCGCATCGTGGACAGAGTTACCGATGGCGGGCGTAACCGCCTGGCTTTTGGCTGGGAAAGCTATCGTGCAAACGCCGGGGGTGTGGCTGCATGACGCCTGTATGGAGAAACGATGATCTGGAAGGTGCGGTAATTGGCGCTATTTTTCTGCGCGGTGCCGATCCTGAGGTTCTTGAAATCATTTCCCGCCTGCCAGCAAGCGTTTTTTATGTGCGGCAGTACCGTGAAATTTATTCCGGCATATGCCGTCAAGTGCGTGGAACGGGGGTTATTGATCCTCTTCTGCTTTGCGAAAGCATGCCGGAACACAGCGCGGTGATTATGGCGTCAGGGCAAATAGCCTGGGCGAAATCAGCGCTGGTTTCCTACGTTTCTGTGCTGGAACGTAACGCAGCTGTACGCGATGCGGAAGTGGTGATTGAAAATGCCCTTGCAGGAATCCGGGCGGCGGCCAATGGTGAAAGTGCAGTTGAAGCGCTGAAAGCTGCACAGGCCAGCATCGCGACTATCTCCCTTTCCGCAAACACCGTACAGCCAGTTCATATTGATGAAATCCTGCCTGCTGTCGTTGATCGTGTTGATGCCCGGCATCAGGGGCTGGAGACAGCAAAAAGCCTGCTCACTGGCATTGAAGAGCTGGACGAGAAAACGGGCGGTATTGAACCCACGGATCTGGTGTTTATCGCTGCGCGGCCATCAATGGGTAAAACCGAACTGGCGCTTGATATTATCGACAAGGTATCGGAGCAGGGGCGTGGCGTATTGCTCTTCACCATGGAGATGGCCAGCATTCAGATTGGTGAACGAATGGTATCTGCTGCCGGTGGTATGTCAGTTTCTCGACTCAAGGCTGCGGCGAAGTTTGACGATGAGGACTGGGCGCGGTTATCAACCGGTGTTGGTCGTCTTACTGGACGCCCGATCTGGATGGTGGACGCTACCAACCTGACGGTTGAGCAAATCCAGCAGGTCGCCACCAGTCACCAGATTGCCCACCCGGAAATTTCCCTGGTGGTCATTGATTACTTGTTACTCATTAAGATCCAGAGTACGGCACGTTATGACCTCGCTGTAGGTGAAATTTCAAAGGGGTTAAAAAATCTGGCTAAGGCAAACCAGACTCCCGTAATCGCACTGAGCCAGCTTTCGCGAGGCGTGGAGTCCCGACCGAACAAACGCCCAATGAACTCCGACCTTAAGAACTCAGGCGAAATAGAGGCTGATGCCGACATTATCATGATGCTTTACCGTGACGAGGTATATAACCCTGAGTCACCAGCAAGGGGGATTGCGGAAATCAATATAACCAAACAGCGTAACGGCGTTCTTGGGACTGTGTACCGTCGTTTTTATAACGGACATTTCCTCCCAATCGACCAGGAAGAAGCTAAGCGAAAATCAGCACCACAGCAAAAATCACAACCCCGACGTTATGCAAAAGCCTAAGGAGTCAGCAATGGATCGTCTTATTCGCGAAATGTCGTATTTATTCACCAAAAAGCGTTTTGAGGAACTTCAGAAAGCGGCTTGTGAAATAGCGACAGGACACAGTGATTTTCCGGAATGTTTTGGGCTCATTGCTGATGCTATAGCGGAATTTGTTGAAGGAACCCCCGAAGATGAATGGCGCGAGCATGAAAAAATCTTTATGCACTATGTCGTTATGCGCGCTCTGGCGCTGTGGGAGCAGGGAGAGAAAATAACGGAAGTCCAGTGGGCACATCCGGGCTGGTTCGGTATGGCAGAGAAGGGAGATACCATCCAATGAAACTGGATGTAACGAAGGAAGACGGGCACACCATCAGCGAATACCTTCGCGCCGCGCATGGCAGATATTCCGGGCCGGTATTCATCGATATCAACAGGCTGGCGGATTTGAACATGGCTTACAGCCGTCTGGTTGTTATGGCGTATCTCATGAAACAGCGGGCCCGGAGGGCTAAACAATGAAACTGGAAGGGGCACTAAAACATTTCAGCCCTCAGGGGATGCACATCAGCGACAGAGAGCAGGAGCGAGAAACGGCAATGCGTGATATGTACGATGTTATGGACCGCTGGGGCGCGTGGGCAGCTGCTGACAGTAGTGGTGTTGATTGGCAGCCAATTGCGGCAGGTTTTAAAGGCCTGCTGCCACACGGCAAGAAGTCACGCCTGCAATGTGATGATGATGAAGGGATTATGATCGATGGCTGCGTTGCTCGATTGAAGAAGTATAAGCCTGAGGAGTATGAACTGATTATCGCTCATTTCGTTATTGGTATTTCACTGCGTGCTATTGCTAAGAAGCGAAAATACTCAGACGGAACTATCAGGAAGGAACTGCAAACGGCGCTGGGTTTTATTGATGGTGTATTACACATGCTCTGAAAATAAGCTGCGAGAGCAGCTTATTTTTTATTTAGCTCTCGTTTTTCTTTGAATAGCTCTTTGATTTTTAGAGGTATGAAAGTCGACTGGATGAATGAGAAACATGTAAGGAATGCAATGGAGTGTCCAATTACAGATTTTATCATTGTGAGTGTTGGTGATGTGTTTGTTTTATCTTTTGTGATAATATAAAAAATAAAAATTAATGCTAGTGTAAGAATGTAAAGCAAGAACAGAGCGTAGTATTTATTAAAACGCATTAAAAATCTTCTTTCTTGATTTTCTGCGTCAAGCACACTTATATTGCTCATTAATGTTGAGTTTTCACCTGACATTGTAATTACGAGTAAAAGAAATCCTGACAATATGGAAAATACATTTGCCACAAGATTCAAAGCATCTGTGTTATTAGTCAAACTTCCGGTCAAGAACACCGAGAAGCAAAAGGAGGCTACAATGTTCAGCGTTGAAACGAGTATGCCTGTTACATTAAGATTTTTTAGCATGTTAGCCTCCTTTACAATGCTATCATTATAGCTCTTTTGCTACAAAATCCTCCAGGATTTCTTTTGCATATTTCGCATTTATGGATTTTGAACCATATGGCACAGTAAAGTAGGTTTTTGTTAGTTTTAAATCATCACTGTAGAACTTATCACCCTTTTTAGTTTCAATATAAAAATCGCTATCTAGGTCATCAACCCAGTTTGCAGGATCGTTCTCAATAGATTGAGCTAATTCAGCATTACCTTTGGCGTCAATGGTTAAGTGACCAGAAATTCCTTTTGCTTTAACTTTAGGTTCTTTTTGGAAGATTGATTCTAATAATCCAGGAGTCTTAACAAAATCTGACTCTTCGACGTCGATATTAAGGTGCAATGCTTTTAATTTATCGTCTTTGATTTTCTGAATGACGTTTTTTTGTAAAATTGCTGTCGGTGTTACTGAAATGCCAAATTCTTTGAAGATTTTCGCAATTTTAACTTCACACCAATTAGTTGAAATTTGCATTAATGATGCAATGCGATTATCTTTAACTATTAAAAATGCATGAAGGTCATCAAGATTTTCTACGTCAAGTAAGTCACTAGCCGCTTTTTTGAGAGGTGTAATAGATACTTGAGCCTTGGGGTTGTAAAGGGCTACGTGAAGATAATGGCAGTTATTATCAGTCTCAAATGCCTTCAGCATTAGATGTTTCTCTGTGCTGATCTTAATTACAGTACCGACCTTAAAGCCATTCGATTTTAGGATTTGGTCAAAGAGGATATCAGTAGATGCTGTGTTTACTTTAAAAGCTCTCACTAAGCATTTCTTCGTGAGACCGTCTTTCTTGGTATTAGAAAAGTTCATACGTAGCCTTAGGTTAGAGTCAAACAAAAGAATTGTAATAAAATGCTAACGCGTACGCAAAAACTATCGTATTCTGTTAAGAGTGGTCACTTCGACACACAGCTTAATCATAGAAACCCTGCCAGCAATGGTGAGGTTTTGTCGTTTTACAGCCACGACGCCGGGCGAGCTCCGGTCTCCAAAACCGAGTGAAAAAGGTCCGACTCCTTCCGGGTCTGCCATATACTCCAGTGATGGTTCTGTCGGAGTTATTCCGGCGGTGTCTGCTCCGTGGAGCGGGTATTGGCTTAATGAATAGTTACTGGCTAAGTTATCATTGTGGTGAATCCCACTGGCGTAGGGGCGAATCAGTAGGGGGCTTCGTCACTGACAGATATCGTAAGTCCTGCTGACTGGAGCTGACTCACCGGGAGGCATCTGGCACCGCAAACATTGTTTTCTGGAATCATCGGGTGTGGTTAGACTTTAGTAAGGTGTATTTCGAGGAGCAAAGAAGGATAGTTTTGTGCAGACTCTGTGTGTCAGAAACGATGGAACGTGGGTGATAATTCAGTCTGAAAAACTGATTCCGTTTGTTCGTGTTTTTGTCGAAACGTATAAAACTAAACTCGCTGGGATGCGTAGTTATGAAGCAAAATATCTTCCTGTCAGAAGGTATCCCCTTGATGGTGTAACCTATTGCGTTGCAGTTGAAGAAAACGTCAGGTGTGAAGTTATTGAACTTTTGGTGCGGACATCAGGTGTTTCTCCGGCCCCTGAGCAAAAAGCATATAAAAGGAAAAATCAAAAAATAATGTAAAGTTATATCGTTCTGGTGTATATCCTGCTGATTATATCAGTTTTGAATGGGCGCTGCTTTTTGCAAAATTGCTGTGTAAAAATACTGACCTTTGGGTTCAGCGCTCATCCAAAAGCACTCCGTTAAAGTCCTGATAACCGTGGGTGGTTTGTTGGAATAAGTGCTTTTTTATACGACCTAATCAGTGCAATGGTCTGTATTGACAGATTAGCGGTTTGTTTTTATAAAAGTGTCGCTTCCGTATGATTGTGTTCTACAGTATCAGTTATGGGATGCGGGAGCTTCGCCCCTGTATCTTTTTACAGGGGCTTTTTATACGGCTGTGGTCACATATCTGGGGTCTGGCACGCATGGGTGGCCTGTGCTGGTTTGACTGTTGCATATGCCCCGGGACGGAGTGAAAAAAATTTTCCTGGCAGGACTTGAAAACTGTGTAAGAGGAATTATTTTAATTATCGGACAAGCAATGCTTGCCTCTATGTTGAGCTTTTGAACAGGAATTCAGGAGGTTAATTATGGCACTCAGAACCTTGTCAGCACTCCCGGTATTTGCTGATTCCATTTTCTCAGACCGTTTCAACAGAATTGACAGATTGTTCAGCCAGTTAACGGGTGATACCCCTGTAGCGGCTGCGCCTTCATACGATCTCAAGAAACAGGATTCGAATCGTTATCAACTTACGGTAAGCGTTCCCGGCTGGAAGGAGGATGAGCTTGAAATTGAAACTGTGGGTGGAAACTTGACTGTTGCTGGTAAGCGGGCCGAAGAATCTTCAGAAGAAAAAGAAAACTGGATATATCGTGGTATCCGACGCGCGGATTTCCAGTTAAGTTTTTCTTTACCTGAACACACTAAAGTGAGCGGTGCAAAACTGGAGAATGGTCTTCTGCAGGTGGATATTTACCAGGAAATTCCTGAAAGTGAGAAGCCTCAGAAAATAGCGATAGAGAGTACACAAAACGTAATTGAGCATAAATCATAGTATCGGTATGAAGGACTCGTACCATGAGCTATCGTTTATTGTATGACTTTGAGGCATTTCACTCTGGAAATTTAACCTGAAATTTTATATAAGCATTGTTGTACATACTTTCACCTTTTGACCTGCTTTTGCAGGTCTTTTTTTTGCAAAAAAAAGCCCGTAACAGAGTTCGGGCATAAAATAACACAATAGGCAAAGTGACAAGTTGTCTTTCGTCAACCTGTCCATAGAACATAGCTTTAAGCGAAATTGATGTAAAGACATTATTACTTATCTGGTTATTGGCTGCCTTCGGGGCGGCTTTTTTTATTTCCCCTCGTACTGAGAGGAGTCACATCAATAAGAGGGGGCTAAATGTCCGATCCATTAACCGGCGCTGGCGCAGTTCTCGGTGGTGGCCTGCTGGGTTCCGTTGCGTATGGCGTTTTTACTCACACCGACTTTGGTGTCGTTTTTGGCGCGTTTGGCGGTGCAGTATTTTACGTCGCAACAGCAACAAACCTTACGCGAGTCCGTCTGGCGGCATATTTCCTGACCTCGTTCATCGTCGGGGTGCTTGGAGCCGGATTTGTTGGCTCTTGGCTCAATGCCGCCACGCGTTATGAAAAACCGCTGGATGCGCTCGGCGCAGTAGTTCTTTCTGCACTGTGCATAAAGATTCTAACTTTCCTTAATAATCAGGATTTGAACAGCCTGTTTGGTGTCTTTACGCGGTTACGCGGGGGGGGGGGGAATGGTAAGTGACCCGACAGCACTGCTTAACTCGATCACCTGTGCGGTGATAGTTCTTGTTCTGATGTTCTACCAGCGCCGGGGAGCACGTCACCGGCCTTTTATTTCGTTTCTGGCGTATCTGACCGTGCTGGTTTACGCCGTCATTCCTTTGAAGTTCATTTTCGGTCTGTATCACGAATCACACTGGTTTGTGGTGCTGGTGAATATCCTGATCTGCGCCGCCGTGCTATGGGCCCGGGGAAACGTGGCGCGTTTAATCAACATTCTTCAGAAATAAAAAAAGGAAGCGCGACATCTCCGCTTCCCTGAAAGTTCGAGGCCTGGTGTTGTTCTAATGAGGTGGAGTATCGACTTTAGTCAAACTCTGTTTCGCATTTATTACATCACACCTTGTCAGTAGTTTTTTGTCCTGCCTCAATATCGGGTTAATCACATGAATCAACAACAATTTCAACAGGCAGCTGGTATAAGCGCCGGATTAGCTGCGCGCTGGTTTCAGCATATCGACGCGGCAATGAAAGAGTTTGGAATTACAGCAGTTAATGATCAGGCCATGTTCATTGCACAAGCTGGACATGAGTCTGCTGGCTTTACCTCACTGGTAGAGAGTTTTAACTACTCGGTAGACGGGCTGAAAAAAACCTTTGGTAAACGCCTGACGCCGTATCAGTGTGAAATGCTGGGTCGCGTCGATGGTAAGCAGGTCGCCCACCAACCGCAAATAGCCAATCTGGTTTACGGTGACCGCATGGGCAATAACAGCCAGGGTGATGGCTGGAAATATCGCGGTCGCGGCCTGCTGCAAATCACTGGTCGAGAGAACTACACCAGGTGCGGTACAGCGCTGAAACTTGACCTTGTCAGTACGCCGGAACTGCTAACGCAAGAGCGACATGCAGCCCGTTCGGCGGCATGGTACTTCACGATGCGCGGTTGTCTCCTGTATTCGGGTGATGTGGAGCGCGTCACGCAGATTATCAACGGTGGGCAGAACGGCATTAAAGACCGCCGTGAACGTTACGCCAAAGCGAAAGCCGCGCTGGTCTGAGGTCACTATGGGTATCGAAATGATTATCGGCCTGGCCGCAGCGGTGATTGCTGCAATCGCCGGTGCTTTTGGTTTCGGACATGCGCGCGGCACCAGTAAAGCGAAAGCCGAAGCAGACAAGCAGCGCACCGAAGAGAACGCCGCCGCATCGGTAGCGGCAGCAGAGCGACAGGCAGAAGTGACCAGAGAGGCCAGCGATGTACAGCAGACTGTTAACCACATGCCTGATGACGATGTTGATCGGGAGCTGCGCGAACAATTCACCCGCCCCGGTAGTCGTTGATACTGCATGCAGTTGGGTACGCATCATCTACCTGACCGACCACGACATCGATGTGATGGACAAGCAGACGAAGCGCGACATCCTGGCGCATAACAGAGCCTGGGAAGTCAACTGCCATAAACGGCAGTGATGATGATCAAAGTTAAATAAGAATGGTCTTAATTGTTAAAAATTCTGAGGGTAAAGTGTACTTGCTGTAATCGACAGCGCCACTCTGGGAAAAAACAATGGGACAGCATTATTATGTTAATAAGAATACACAGGCGAATGGAGACCATGAAGTTCATGTAACTGGATGTTCTTTTATGCCAGCGGCAGAAAATCGCACTTATCTTGGCATTTTTGACAGTTGCCGCCCTGCGGTTCTGGAGGCGAAGAAATACTATACGCAGTCTAACGGTTGTTATTACTGCTGTAATTCGTGCCATACCTCGTAAGTTATATCTATTTCGTACCAGGGCTGCCTTTTGGCAGCCTTTTTTATTAGCAGAAGCAGGAGAAGAAGCATGTTAACAGTAAAAGTGATGTCGCCAGGTGGCGGCGAAGAGATTCATTGCGGTCTGAGCGTAGGGTTTAATCCGGGGCAGCAGAGCATTGCGGTATCGGGAATGGACAAAAATGTATTCCTGAAACCGGGAGAAGTGGCCTACGTGATGAACCAGAACGGAAAGACAGTATCTCGCTACGAGCACGTTAACCGCCAGTAGCCATTACAAAGCTCACCTGCTGGTGGGCTTGATAATGGTTATCCCCACCAGCGGATAAGACAACCATTATCCCCTATAAGATATAAACCGGCCTCGCAATAGCGGGGCTTTTTTACGACAAAAAGAGAGAGAATGATGGAAAAAGAGCAAAACGGCGGCCAAATCCTGCCTGTAGCAAAAGATTTTAAATTCTGTCTGGGTCAGCTGGTTAATCTGCGTATCAGTGATGAATGGGGTGAAGTTCAGGCCCGCGCGCAGTACCTCAACGGTGAGAATCAGTACCTTGTTCACTATCAGGCCGCTGATAAATGCGCTACTGAGCGCTGGTACTCAGAATCGCAGTTGGTGGCGGTAGAAGACGATCGCTCTCCGGGTATGCCGGTGTTTGGCTGCGTTGAGCTGCCGGAAGGTGCGACAGTCGAAGAGTAAGGCATTACAGCAGGCATTCACTGAGTGCCTGTGATAATTCCTTAATTCAACAATAGTCATTTGCATGGGTATATACACCTGTTTACGCCAACCAAATTGAGGACCATAATCAAACTAACTCATACTGAGGAGGCAATTATGGGATATCGATATTTTGAACTCACTGAACTCACTCCAATAGAAGATGAGAGAGAGTTGCATGCGCAATTTGTTCATCACCTTCAACATGTTTTGAAGGCAGAGTTTATTCCTGGTACTAAAGGTAAAAATATAGTTATTGAAGAAAATGAAGGGAAATCAATACCAGAGCTATTTGGTGGTCCCGGTGATAAATTTTTGATTCTTTATGATATAGACGAGTATTTTAAGTTCTAAGATATCAATATCTGGATTGTTATAAGTCACTGGCATTCGGCAGTGACTTTTTTACGCGCATCGCACGCGCACATCGAAGAAAGTCTTTCAGCAGTGAGCCTGGGCAAACCGTTAACTTTCGGCGGATTTGCCGTGCGACAGGCTCACGTCTAAAAGGAAATAAATAATGGGTCAGAAAATTATTACCTTGTCCGTCGTCGCAACAGATGTTCTGTATGCGCTGTTCTACCGTGGCGCGTTGCAGAGTGGCGATCTGCCATCTAAATCTGGTGCTGCTGAGCTTCGCGAGCTTGGATTCGCTGAAACCCGCCATACCGCGACGCAATATCAGAAGGAAAACCAGTTTACTTTCCTGACTGCCGAAGGGCAGGCGTTTGCTGTTGAGCACCTGGTAAATACGCGCTTTGGTGTGCCTGCTGGTGGTTACATCGGTAGCCCTGTAGATACGATGAAAGAAGATATCCGTGGCTGCTGCCCTATTGAAGGTTATGAATGGGGCTGGTTTATCGATAAATCCGGGCAAGCTTACATCCATAAAGCGCTGATCGGCGATGTAATTCACGCTGCAGACCACGAAGATACTCGCTCGGTGACCAATATCTACAACATCAGCCTTGGTGTTCGCAAAGATAAGCCAGCACAGAACACGGTAACTTTCACCGCAGATCAGTTCGAAATTCACTCTGGTGTTGATACCAATCTCGAAGCGTTGATTGAAAACGCGCTGAAAAATGCCGCTAAAAGCGCCGCTAAAGACGTTGCGAAGAAAGTTGCTGATGATCAGAAAGCGATGGATTGTCTAACCAGTTTTATCCGCAAAGCCATTCGTAATGAATGCCAGCCAGGTGGTGCGATCTGGGGCATAAGCCGCCGTGGTATTTAGCAGGGGGTCATATGCGTCTCACTGTATTGGGTGACGATCCAGGCAGGAAGATTAATCCCGGAGTCGAGCGATACGCTGTCTTTCTCGATGGCGTTGAGGTTAAGCACGTCTACACGACTGATGATGAGAAAGGTGAAGTGATCTCGGCGGTTCTCGATGAGCATGAGGCTATTACGGCACAGGATTAAAAAATAACGTGTTCGATAACGCTTTACTTAATGGATTTCGGATTTATCCTAATATCTCTTTTATTGAAGGAGTTAGGTTAATGAAAATCCTCTGGGCACTTTGTATCGTATTTGGGATTGTTGGGTTTGTTGAGGGTATTTTCGGAGTATTCGGTGCGGTCAGTGCACCACAGCAGGCTGCTGGTGCAGCAATGGGTGTTGCATGGGCGGTTATACCATACTGCATCGTTCGCGCTATCCAGCAGATGAGGCCGCAGGAAGTGGTAATAAAAAAAGACGAATGACGGTCAGTCGTCCTATCTAATTAGCCTCGCTTATGCGGGGCTTTTTGTTTGAGGTGCATCTTGTCGGTGCTATCTGACGAGCTCTGCTCGGCGATGGTGATATATGGGTGTTTAGACGTCTAAACGTCTGCATTGATACTGGTTGATTGCAAATGATAATCAATATCACTTGCGTGGGTCCTCCTGGAGGGGTGGCCTGCCACGGGGCGGCGGGCTCGCGGAAAACGGCTGGTTTTTGCGATCCTGGGTCATCATCATCATTTGCGCAGGTCTTTGATTTAATTAAAGGCCGTTTTGTCAGGATGTCGAATCGTTTAAAAAGTGTTCACCATCATGGACCAGGAAATAGCCTCTCTTAAACTGAATATTAATCAACTGGCAGGTATCACTGGCGTACATCGACAAACCGTCGCAGCACGGCTAAAAAATATTGAACCTGCACCCGGCAGCAACAGCAAATTAAAGCTCTATCTCATCACTGATATTTTGACCGAACTGATGATCCCCACGGTTTCCGCCAGTATCGATGATATGCAGCCGTCTGACCGACTGGCGCACTGGAAAGCGGAAAACGAGCGGATCAAGTTCGAACAGGAAACCGGGCAACTTATCCCGGCAGATGAGGTGGCGCGGGAATTTTCTCTGATGGCAAAGGCCGTCGTCATGGTACTTGAAACCCTTCCTGATGTACTTGAACGCGACTGCGCGCTCTCTCCCGCAGCAGTTACCCGCGTTCAGAGCGTTATTGATGATCTACGTGACCAGATGGCGCAGAAGGTACTGGAAGCCGAAACAGAGGAGGATGAGCCAGAGGAGGACTGATGGCAAAGCGAGCATCAGCCAGGGGGATTCGTCGTGATGTGTCCGGCATCTTACGTGCTCCGCGACGCATGCTGGTGGCCGATGCGGTAAAAGATTATATGCGGGTGCCGATGGGTGCGGGAAACTCTGTTCCGTGGGACCCGAATCTTGCACCTTATGTCATTGAGCCGATGAACTGTCTTGCATCGCGTGAATATGATGCAGTTGTATTTGTTGGCCCGGCACGAACCGGGAAAACCATTGGCCTTATTGACGGGTGGATTGTTTACAACGTCGTGTGTGATCCGGCGGATATGCTGGTTATTCAGGTTTCAGAGGAAAAAGCTCGCGAGCACTCTAAAAAGCGCCTGGATCGCACATTTCGTTGCAGCCCTGAGGTTAAATCCCGCCTCAGCCCCCGGCGCAATGATAACAACGTATATGACCGTACATTTCGCGCAGGTAACTATCTGAAGCTGGGCTGGCCTTCAGTCAATATCATGTCGTCCTCTGACTATAAAAGCGTGGCGCTGACCGACTATGACCGTTTTCCTGAGGACATTGACGGAGAAGGTGACGCCTTTTCGCTTGGTTCAAAGCGAACCACTACGTTTATGTCATCCGGTATGACGCTGGTGGAAAGTTCGCCCGGCAGAGATATCAAGGATACTAAATGGCGTCGCAGCACACCGCATGAAGCACCGCCGACAACAGGTATTCTGTCACTGTATAACCGGGGTGATCGTCGGCGCCTTTACTGGCCATGTCCGCATTGCGGGGAATATTTTCAGCCAGAAATGGACAATATGACCGGTTATCGCGACAGCAAGGACCCGGTTCTGGCGGGTGAGGCTGCATTTCTTCAGTGTCCGGCCTGTAAAGGCAAAATCACTGCGGATATGAAGCGCGCTCTGAATATGAAGTGTGTCTGGCTGCGCGACGGGCAGAAGATTGACCGTCACGGAAATATCAGCGGAGAAGGGCGCCGCTCACGCATCGCGTCGTTCTGGATGGAAGGCCCGGCAGCGGCCTATCAGACGTGGGCACAGCTTATCTATAAATTCCTGACTGCTGAGCAGGAGTATGAAGCCACCCGTAGCGAGGAAACGCTCAAAACGGTGGTAAATACTGACTTCGGGCGGCCATATCTGCCACGCGCCAGTATGGAGCAGCGTAAAAGCGAATTGCTTGAACAGCGAGCGGAAAATATCCCGAAACGATCAGTGCCGGATGGTGTCGAGTTCCTTACGGCAACGGTCGATGTGCAGGCGGGCAGAAACCGACGTTTTGTGGTGCAGGTCACGGGTTACGGCAGTATGGGGGAGCGATGGCTGGTGGATCGCTACAACATTCGTCAGTCGCTTCGCTGTAATGGAAATGGCGAAAGTCTCCAGATAGACCCTGCAAGTTACCCTGAGGACTGGGACCTTTTGCTGACTGATGTTTTCCATAAAACCTGGCCGCTGGCTTCCGATCCGGCGAAAGGCATGCGTCTGATGGCGATGGCTGTTGACTCCGGTGGTGAGGATGGCGTCACCGATAACGCCTATAAATTCTGGCGCAGGTGCAGGCGTGATGGTCTCGGTAAACGCGTTTATCTCTTCAAAGGGGACAGTGCGCGGCGCGCGAAACTTATCACCCGGACATTCCCGGACAATACAGGCCGTTCAACCCGCCGGGCGAAGGCCGCAGGGGATGTACCCCTCTTTCTTCTCCAGACCGATTCCCTTAAAGACCGGATTAATAACGCCCTGTGGCGTGAATCGCCGGGGCCGGGCTATGTGCATTTTCCGGCATGGCTGGGGAGCTGGTTCTATGACGAACTGACCTATGAGGAGCGTTCTGTTGATGGGAAATGGACGAAACCCGGCCGCGGAGCCAACGAAGCATTCGACCTGCTGGTGTATGCCGATGCGCTGGCGATCCTCCACGGTTACGAAAAGATCAAATGGCCGGATGCACCAGAATGGGCACGGCGGGAAACGTGGCTTGAAAGTACGGAGACGGAAGCTGGCGAAACGCCACCCCCGCCGCCAGTACCGACAGCCAGACAGAAGACGAGGCGCAAAAAATCCGCAGACAAGCAGGTTAATCCCTGGACCAGTTCAACCTCAGGAGGATGGATATGACGAGAAGCGAAATAGAAACCATGATCCAGCGATACGCTGATGCGGAAATTGCAGTGCTGGCGGGTAAGTCCATCACCTTTAACGGCCAGCAGATGTCATATGAAAATCTGTCTGAAATCCGTAAAGGGCGACAGGAATGGGAGCGCCGCCTTACTGCCCTTAACAATCAGCGCCGGGGGCGCCCCGGCTACCGACTGGCGAGGTTTCAATGAGCCTGTTAGATGATGCGATTGGTGTTTTTTCGCCAGGCTGGAAAGCGGCCAGACTACGGGCAAGGGCGATGATACGGGCATATGAGGCGGTTAAACCCACCCGGACACATAAAGCCCGTCGTGAAAACCGTTCTGCGGATCAGCTCAGCCAGGCTGGGGCGGTTTCATTACGTGAACAGGCGCGCTGGCTCGATAACAACCACGATCTGGTGATTGGTGTATTCGACAAACTGGAAGAGAGGGTTGTGGGCAAACAGGGGATCATTGTTGAACCACATCCGAAGCTGACTAACGGGAAGATCGCCAAAAAACTGGCGACAGAGATTCGCCGTAAATTTGGCGAATGGTCTGTCAGACCAGAAGTGACAACTCAGTTTACCCGGCCAATGCTGGAGCGCCTGATGCTGAGGACATGGCTTCGGGATGGTGAGGTGTTTGCACAACTTGTTCAGGGTACAGGAAACGGTCTGGTTCCTTCAGCCCGCATTCCTTTCTGGCTGGAAGCGCTGGAGCCTGATTTTGTGCCCATGACCAGCGATGAGTCGAAAAATCTCAACCAGGGCGTGTTCCTGGATAACTGGGGACGTCCTAAAAAATATCAGGTTTATAAAAGCCTTCCGGTTTCCGGGCGGCAGCCCGACACTAAAGAAATTGATGCAGAAAATATGCTGCATCTTAAATTTACCCGGCGTCTTCACCAGACCCGCGGTGTTTCCCTTTTATCTGGTGTTCTGATGCGCCTGAGCGCACTGAAGGAATACGAGGATTCGGAACTCACCGCCGCCCGTATCGCGGCTGCGCTGGGGATGTACATCAAAAAGGGGGACGGGCAGAGTTTTGAGCCGGATTCTGTCAACGACGATCGCGAACTGATGATTGAACCGGGCATGCTGTATGACGATCTGCAGGCGGGCGAAGAAATAGGGATGATTAAGTCTGATCGGCCAAACCCTAACCTCGAAACATTCCGCAACGGGCAACTGAGGGCAGTGGCTGCCGGGAGCCGTCTCAGTTTCTCCAGCACCGCGCGTAATTATAACGGTACTTACAGCGCCCAGAGACAGGAGCTTGTCGAATCAACCGACGGTTATCTCATTCTTCAGGACTGGTTTATCGGCTCAGTTACGCGCCCGATGTACCGCGCATGGCTGAAAATGGCGATAGCGTCCGGTGAGATTAAGCCACCACGGGGGATCGATATGGATACCCTTTATAGTGCGGTTTATTCAGGACCGGTTATGCCGTGGATAGATCCGGTTAAAGAAGCTAACGCATGGAAAACCCAGATTCGTGGTGGCGCGGCTACCGAGTCTGACTGGGTGCGTGCCAGTGGCCGTAATCCTGATGATGTTAAATCGCGGCGCAAGGCCGAAATAGACGAAAACCGTGAACAGGGGCTGGTGTTTGACACTGACCCCGCGAATGATAAAGGAGGCACCAGTGCCGAAGTCAACGAACCGGGCGCGCCATCGTCCGAGAGCCAGCGCAAGAAGTAATTCCTGGTTTCGCATGCAGGCCAGTAACGATAACGCCGCAGATATTTATATCTATGACGAAATTGGCTACTGGGGGGTGACAGCGCGCCAGTTCGTCAATGAGCTGAAAGCGCTGGGCGATGTAACCCACATTAATCTCTACATTAACTCGCCGGGTGGCGATGTCTTTGATGGCATCGCCATTTTTAATGCCCTGAAACACCACGGCGCGGCAATCACCGTTCATATCGATGGACTGGCGGCGTCAATGGCTTCTGTTATCGCTATGGTGGGAAATCCGGTCATTATGCCGGAAAACACCATGATGATGATCCATAAACCCTGGGGTTTTGCTGGTGGTGATGCCAACGACATGCGCGACTATGCCGATTTGCTGGATAAGGTTGAATCCGTCCTTATTCCGGCTTATGCGGAAAAAACGGGCAAATCAACCGAAGAAATTGCGGCAATGCTGGAGGACGAAACCTGGATGGACGGCAAAGAGTGCGTCGCGCTGGGTTTTGCCGATCAGGTTACGCCCTCCCTGCAGGCGATGGCCTGTATTCATTCGAAACGTATTGAGGAATTTGAAAAGATGCCAAACAGCATTCGTAATATGATCACCCCTCCGCGCAACATCACTCAGCGTGAAGTGGCTCTGCCAGTTTCACAGGCTAATGCCCCGGCTGTTCCGGCTCCCGTCGCAGATGAATCAACCATTCGCGCGCAGGTACTGGCAGAGCAGAAAGCGCGTGTAAATGCCATCAGCGATCTCTTTGCCATGTTTGGCGGCAAGCATCAGGAACTGCAGGTTCAGTGCGTCGCAGATCCTGAGTGTTCCGTCGAGAAAGCGAAAGACCTGCTGCTGGCTGAGCTTGGTAAATCCGCAACGCCATCCAACAAAACAACCCAGACGCATATTTACGCCGGTAACGGTAATTTCGTTGGCGATGGTATCCGTCAGGCGCTGATGGCGCGTGCTGGTTTTGACAACCGACAAAACGATAATGCCTACAACGGCATGACCCTGCGTGAGTATGCCCGTATGGCGCTGACCGAGCGTGGTATTGGCGTATCCAGTTACAATCCGATGCAGATGGTCGGGTTAGCGCTGACCCACAGCACTTCCGATTTTGGCAATATTCTGCTGGATGTCGCAAATAAGGCGCTGCTCCAGGGCTGGGAAGAATCAGAAGAGACGTTCCAGATCTGGACCAAAAAAGGCCAGTTGTCGGACTTCAAGACGGCACATCGCGTCGGCATGGGCGGCTTCCCGTCTCTGCGTAAGGTTCGTGAAGGAGCGGAGTATAAATATGTCACCACCGGGGATAAAGGCGAAACCATCGCGCTGGCCACCTACGGTGAAATCTTTTCTGTCACCCGCCAGGCGATCATCAACGATGACCTGAACTCTCTGACCGATGTACCCATGAAAATGGGCCGCGCGGCAAAAGCGACCATCGGCGATCTGGTCTATGCCATCCTGACCACAAATCAGAAACTGTCCGATGGTAAAGCGCTGTTCCATGCAGACCACAAAAACCTCTCGGCAGGGGCCATTTCGGTAGCCAGCATTGATGAAGCACGTAAGCTGATGCGCCTGCAGAAAGAAGGTGAGCGTACTCTGAACATTCGTCCTGCTTATATGCTGGTGCCGGTCGGGCTGGAAACTCTGGCGAACCAGACCATTAAATCTGCAAGCGTCAAAGGGGCTGACATTAACTCCGGTATCAACAACCCGATCCAGAACTTCGCAGATGTGATCTCTGAGCCGCGACTTGATGCCGCCGATCAGAACGCATGGTATCTGGCCGCAGCTCAGGGTTCTGACACCATCGAAGTTGCCTATCTGAACGGAGTTGATACGCCTTACATCGACCAGCAGGAAGGTTTTAGCACCGATGGTATCGCGACGAAAGTCCGCATTGATGCCGGTGTTGCGCCGCTCGATTATCGCGGTATGGTCAAATCCTCCGGCCAGTAACCCCCATCATCACATCACCAGCCCGCCAGGGCTTTTTTTATACCTGAAACCGGCCCCTGACGGGGCTGAACGGAGAATGTTATGGCGAAGAATTATGTACAGGGCGGGAAAACCATTCCGCTCGTTAACAGTGGGCAGGGTGAAATTCTCAGCGGTGATCCCGTTGTTATTGGCTCGGTAATCGCCGTCGCTGTTACCGATATTCCGGCAGGACAGACGGGGGACGGTTTTGCCGAAGGCGTATTTCTCCTGCCTAAACTGCCAGCTGACGATATTACAGCAGGTGCCCGCGTGTATCTCAAAGATGGTGAAATCCAGCTTGACGAGACCGATGCTGTGGCGGCAGGTGTCGCATGGGATGTTGCCGGAACTGGCGTGACCGTCGTCGAAGTGAAGATCAATGCCTAATCCCTTCTATGAAATGGCAGGCCGCATGGATGCGGCGACAATTCGCACAATGGGAAAGACAGCGATCATCAATGGCAGCAGCTATGACGTTGTTCCCGCCGAGCAGCTCGAGGAAATGGGGCCGTTGTCGGGAACAGGTACTTCGCTGGTGGTTTTCTCTGAGCTTTACCAGCCACGCCGAAACGACAGTGTCGACTACGACGGTAAGATCCTGACCGTTACCCGCTTTGACACGTTCAATGGAAAACCCCGCATTCATCTCGAATGAGGAGGCGCTATGTCTGTGAAAGGACTGGAAAGGGCTATTCAGAACCTGAACAGCCTCAGCCGGTTAATCGTTCCTGAGGCAACCGCAAAAGCACTTAACCGTGTGGCCAGCAGAACGATAAGCCAGGGGAGCAAAGCTGTAGCGAAAGAAGCAAAAGTTGATGATAACCGGAAAAAGGGGCTTCCGGTTCGTCTGGTCCGGCAGCGTTCCCGTCTACGCAAGGCCCGCCACGATCGTCCGGTCGCGTCGATAAAAATCAACCGCGGTAATCTTCCCGCGATAAAGCTCGGCACGGCGCGTGTCCGGCTATCGCGTAAAAAAGGGGCCAGAAACGGAGCGGGCAGCGTCCTTAAAATCGGGCCCTATACCTTTCGTAACGCGTTTATTCAACAGCTTGCGAACGGACGCTGGCAGGTCATGCGGCGCGTAGGTCAGGCCCGTTATCCGATTGATGTGGTCAAAGTTCCTCTTGAGACACCGCTCACCGTGGCATTCACCTCTATTTCAAAACGCCTTATTGAAAGCGATATGCCCAAAGAACTTTCCGCAGCCCTGAAAAACCAACTGAGGATCCACCTGAAGCGATGAACATACACAGCGCAATTCGTGCAGCCATTCTGGCAAAACTGAAAGCCGATATCACCGACACCGTCACCTGGTTTGACGGGCGCCCTGTTTTTCTTGAAGAGCAGGATCTCCCTGCCGTGGCTGTTTACCTTTCTGACGCGGAGTACACCGGCGATTCGCTTGATGAAGATTCGTGGCAGGCGGTTGTTCACATCGAGGTATTTCTTAAAGCCTCCAGCCCCGACAGCGCGCTTGATTCCTGGATGGAAGAGAAAGTGTATCCGGCAATGGCCTTCATCCCGGGTCTGACCGAACTGGTCGAGACGTTCACCCCGCAGGGTTATGACTACCAGCGGGATGATGAAATGGCCACGTGGGGTTCAGTCGATTTCACGTACTTAATCACCTATTCAATTTAAGAGGTACTTATGCCTACTCCAAACCCGCTGGCTCCCGTGAAAGGTGCCGGTACCACACTCTGGCTTTATACCGGCTCAGGCAACGGATTTGCAAATCCACTCTCGGATATCGACTGGAGCCGACTGGCAAAAATAAAAGATCTGACACCGGGCGAAATGACCGCCGAATCGTATGATGACACTTACCTTGATGACGAAGACGCAGACTGGAACGCGACCGCTCAGGGGGCAAAATCTGCAGGTGATACTTCCTTCACGCTTGCCTGGAAACCGGGAGAAGAGGGACAGAAAGATCTTGTCACCTGGTTTAACGATGGTTCAGTACGGTATTACAAAATCAAATATCCGAACGGTACGGTCGACGTTTTCCGCGGCTGGTGCAGCAGCCTGGGTAAAGCCATTCCGGCTAAAGAAGTCATTACCCGTACAGCGAAAATTACCAACACTGGCAAGCCGGAGCTGGCTGAAGAAAGTGGCAGCCCGAATATTGCCGTTACTGGCGTTACGCTGGATAAATCCACGGTAAGTGTTGCCGTCGGAGCTACCACAACGCTCAACGTATCGGTTAATCCGGCCAGTGCGTCGGATGCGTCCTTCCGGGTTGCAACCTCTGACAGTGCTAAAGCGACTGTTTCCGTCAGCGACAACACGATCACCGTAACGGGAGTTGCGGCCGGTTCAGCAGACATCATCGCCATGACCAGTGACGGTAATTTTGTTGCGGTCTGCAAAGTCACCGTTACAGCTTCCTGAGGAGGGGGATATGTTCCTCAAAAAAGAACCGTTTAACTACCAGGGTGAATCCACCACGCTTAATGAGCTGTCTGCGCTTCAGCGTATTGAATACCTTGAATTTATGGCTGCGGAAGAAAAGGCACTCAGCGTTGAAAGCGACAACATCAGCGATCAGGAAATGACAGCCCGTCTGGTTGGCTCAAACATTCGCTGCGGTGCGCGGGTGATAGCTCTTTCCCTGTGGCATAACGATCCCACGGGGCCGACAGAAGAAGCACTTTACCAGCAGGTTCTTAAAGGCTGGCCGCCGGAGGCGATTGGTAAAGCGGAAATGCAGGTTAAACTGCTTTCCGGCATGCTTGTTCCGGTTTCGGATGAGGACGATGATGCTTCTGTTACCGCTGATGCCGAAAGCGCTGAGCCTGTTACTGCGGAAAAGCCCTTGCCAGCGAGCTGACTTTTGTCCTGAACCTGGCGCGTGAGTTCGGGCGACCCGACTGGCGCGCCATGCTGGCTGGAATGACTTCCGGTGAACTGGGCGACTGGCACCTTTTTTACAGGGATCATTATTTTCAGGACGCGCAGCTCGATGCGCATTTCTCCGGGCTGCTTTATTCCATCTCTTCTCTCTTTTTCCAGGATTCGGAACTTACCCCCGCCCATTTCAGCCTGCTTTCTCCCTCCGGTAACGTCATAAACGATGATGAGCCGGATGATGAAACGCTGATGTCAGCAGCTGAGGGGATCACAGGAGGCATCAGATATGGCCCAGCAGATTAGCGATCTGGTCATTAACCTGGACGTTGACAGCGCCACCTTCAGCGAACAGGTAGCCCGCATCAAGGGGCAGCTAACCGGAATGGCTGATGATTCAGACAAGGCCCAGACACGAATGCAGCGTGCCTCCGAACGGCAGGCAGCAGCATTAAAAAGTGTGGGTGATGCAGGTGTGGCAGCCGCCGCGGAAATGAAAGCTCGTCATTCTGAGGCTACGGAAGGGCTGACTAAAGACTGGGAACGCGTGTCTAAATCTGTTGATGAAACACACCGGCGGGTGACCGAGTTCAACCAGCGACTGCGTGAGAATGACGGGCAGGCGGCAGCACTTGCCCGGCGCCAGGATGAGCTTGCGGCATCATTTTTTCGCCAGATAGACGGCGTTCGTCAGCTCAATGGTGAAACGCAGTCTCTTGCGAACGTGCAGGCGCGCTTTCGTGCTGCAAGGGCACAGGGCAACATTACCCAGCAGGATTACCTCGCCCTTATTTCTCGCACCACGGCCCGGCAAAAAGAGCTACAGATCGTGGAGGAAAAATCGGCTGCCGCGCGTACTCGATTCCTCAACCAGTTAAAGCAACAGGTCGTAGAGCAAAAACTCTCCGGTACCGAGCTGCTGCGCATGAAAGCAGCGCAGGTCGGTGCCAGTGATGCAGCTGAGGTTTATATCCGTAAACTTGAGGCTGCTAAAGTAGCCACGCGCGGGCTTGGTCTGCAAAGCGCAGCAGCCCGTCGTGAACTTGGCGTGCTGATGGGCGAAGTTCTGCGAGGTAACTTTGGTGCCCTGCGTGGGTCCGGTATCACGCTGGCTAACCGGGCCGGATGGATCGACCAGTTGATGACGCTGCGCGGACTGGGGATCGTGGGTGTTGTCGGGGGAATTGCTGCGGCAGTGGCTGGTCTGGGTAAGGCCTGGTACGACGGCAGTAAAGAGTCCGAGGAATTTAACAGGCAACTGATCCTTACCGGGAACCACGCAGGGAAAACGTCAGGGCAGCTACAGGCGCTGGCGCGCTCGCTGGCCGGTAATGGCATCACACAGCATGCTGCTGCAGGCGTGCTGGCGCAGGTCGTTGGAAGCGGTGCGTTTAGCGGTAATGATGTCAGCATGGTCAGCAATGTTGCCGCCAGGCTGCAGCAGGCCACCGGGCAGGCCGTCGACGAAACCATCAACCAGTTTAAACGCCTGAAAGATGATCCAGTTAACGCGGTCGCGACGCTCAACGATTCCCTGCATTTTCTGACGGCCACCCAGTATGAACAGATTGCCTCTGCTCAGGCGCTGGGGGATTCGCAGAAAGCCGCCGAGCTGGCCATGCGGGCATATTCTGACGCCGTTATACAGCGTGCCGGGGCGGTTGAGGATAATCTTGGCTCCCTTGAAAAAGCCTGGAACTGGGTGAAAAATGCCGCCTCAGGCGCGTGGGATGCGATGCTCGGCGTGGGGCGAAATCCTGACGCCGCGATGAAACGACAGGATTCTTTTGCTGAGTGGCAGGCAGCTGAGAAAGAATATCGCGCGCTGTCCGGCAATCTCAGGGTCGACCCGGATTATGCTGGTAACAACGTTCTGCAGAAAGCTGATGCGGAAAGGCTGAGAAACGCACGCCAGCAGGTGGAGCTGAAAAAACAGGCTTACGATCTCGCCGATCAGCAATACGCCCAGGAAGGACTGGCAGCCGCGCGTGAAAAAATGCGGACGGACCAGCAGACTCAGGCTATCCGCAGCCAGCAGCAGTTTAACCAGCTGGTGGAGTCCGGGGCGACGGCGGCTGAAAAACGTGCTCTTGCGGAGAAAAAGCTCAATCAGCTTATTGTGAAGAACCGCCAGGATGCGAAAGACGGTATTGCCACACTGTGGACTGAAAAGGACATAGCCGCAGCACGCGCCGGTATTGAAAAACAATGGAAAGATCCCAAAACGCCGAAAGGCAAAAGTTATTCAACGCCTGCCGGGGACAAAGCTGAAGAAAAGGCGCAGGCCGAACTTCTCACGCTTCAGGCTCAGCTTAAAACGCTCGAGCAGCATACCAGCGTAAACGACGTCATCAGTAAACATCGGCAGGACCTCTGGCAGACTGAAAATCAGTTCACCGTGCTGCAGGAGGCCGCAGGTCGCCGCCAGATTACGGCGCAGGAAAAATCCCTGCTGGCGCATAAGGAAGAAACGCTCGAGTACAAGCGGCAACTGGCCGACCTGGGTGATAAGGTTGCCAGCCAGCAAAAGCTCAACCAACTGACCGATCAGGCCGTGAAGTTTGAGCAGCAGCAAAAAGCCGCGAGGGCAGGTTTGCAGGCTCAGTCTGAGGGGGTATCTACCCGGGAGGCCGGGCGACAAACCACCCTGCAACGTCTCAGCGAGAGCTATTCGTACAATCCTCAGGCGCAGCAAAAAGTTCTTGAAGAGCAAAGGGCGACATTCGAGGCTGAAGATGCCCTGCGTGCAAACTGGCTGGCCGGTGCGAAACAGGGCTGGGCTGAATATCAGGATTCAGCGACAAACGTCTTCAGCTCGGTTCAGCAGATTTCGCAGGCAACGTTCAGCGGACTGGCGGGCCAGCTTACCAGCCTGGTGACAACCGGCAAAGCCAGCTTTAAGGACTTCACCAGCTCGATTCTGAAAATGATTGTGTCCGTTATCAATCAGTTGCTGGTGGCTTATGCCATACAGAGCGCTATGGGGTGGGTGAGCGGCGGGGCGAAGACCCCGGCGACGGGGCAGTCCTTTTCGGTACCGTCGTTCCGGCCTTCAGGGTATGACGTCGGCGGCTTTACCGGTCATGGTGGCAAGTATGAGCCTGCCGGCATTGTGCATCGTGGTGAATTCGTCTTCACCAAGGAGTCTACCAGCCGCATTGGTGTCGCCAACCTTTATCGTCTTATGCGTGGGTATGCCACAGGCGGGCTCGTTGGTTCCGGTAATGTGCCGGTTCCTGTTCCGGGTGGCATCAGCGTTTATGCCCCGGTCAGTATCAGCCAGCAGAACGCTGGTGGAGAGGTCAGTCAGGCCAGTACCGCCGGAACGGCACGCCAGCTTCAGGGGATTATCCAGCAGGCCATCACTGATCGCCTGAAAAAAGAGGTGAGTCCGGGTGGATTACTTTATTCCAGGGGGTAACGGTGACAGACACGTTTAACTGGCGCACGCGCAAAACGGCTCAGGGGACTGAAAATGTCCGTACGCTTCAGGCTCAGTTCGGTGACGGATACAAGCAGATTGCCGGGATGGGGATCAATGATAAGTCCGAAACATGGGATCTTGACTGGACGGGTACGCGAAGTGATGCCGCAGTGCTGCGCGCGTTTCTTATGTCCCACGTCACCACGTCTTTCTGGTGGACCAATCCATGGGGAGAGAAAAAGCTCTACCGGGTGAAAGCTGATTCATTCAGTGTTTCGTTCCCTTCCGGGAAAAAAGCGACAGTGGCATTCACTTTCGAGCAGGCGTTTGCGCCTTAATTCTCTGCCTCCCGTTAACAGCTGCCTCAGGGCAGCTTTTTTTTGGTGAATTTATGAGCTTTACCAGTGACATACAACAGCTTGAGCCCGGAAGTCTCATCCAGCTTATTGAGATTGACGGGACTGATTTTGGTATGGACGAAATCCTTCGCTTTCATGCTCACAATATCCAGGAAGAGGGCTGGGCGTCGTTCGCGGCTGATAATCTTCCTGCCATCATCTGGCAGGGTAAGCAATATGACCCGTATCCGTATGAGCTTAAAGGTATGGAGCTTTCGAGTACGGGATCGCAGCCGACGCCCACGCTTTCAGTCGGCAACGTCGGCAACTATGTGACTGCACTGTGCCTTGAGTATGACGACATGGTTAAGGCGAAAGTGAAGATCCACACCACGCTGGCAAAATACCTTGATGCGGCTAACTGGGTTAACGGCAACCCGAATGCGAGCCCGGCTGACGAGCGGGTACAGCTTTTCTATGTGAATGCGAAAACGGCCGAAACACGCGTTCAGGTTGATTTTGAGTTGTGTTCACCTTTCGACATTCAGAGCCTTCAGCTACCCACCAGGCAGATCACTCCGGTCTGCACCTGGTGTCTTCGTGGCTGGTATCGCAGCGGGACTGGTTGTGACTACAACGGGACGAAGTATTTTACCAAAGATGGTACGCCAACCGACGATCCGTCGAAAGATGTCTGCGGCGGACGGCGGCGGGATTGTCAGGATCGGCATGGTCCTGATGCCCCTTTGCCGTTCGGTGGCTTTCCGGCGGCTAACCTGCAGGGGAAATAATGATGCGTGGAAAACTGATGGATGCCATCCGGCAGCATGTCGCTGCGGAATATCCGAAAGAAGCCTGCGGGGTGATTATTCAGTCTGGTCGTACACAGACGTTCATTCCCTGTCGCAATATCGCCGACAACCCGGAAGAAATGTTTACGCTTTCTCCTGAAGACAGAATGGCCGCTGGGGAACTGGGCGACATCATTATGATTGTTCACTCACATCCTGACGTGGTGCAACTGGTGCCGTCAGAAATGGACCGCATTCAGTGTGACTGGTCCGGTATTGAATGGGGGATCATGTCGTGGCCGGACGGTGATTTTTGCACAATCTCTCCGCGGGAAGAGCGGGATTACGTCGGGCGTCAGTGGGTGCTCGGCTATGCGGACTGCTGGTCGCTGATCCGGGAGTATTATCAGCGTGAGTTTACTCTCTCGCTGGGGGATTACTCGGTGCCCTACGCGTGGTGGGAAGGTGGAAAAGAACACCTGTACGACGATAACTGGCAGCAGGAAGGGTTTATCGAGATTGATCCCCGCGATATGCGACCCGGCGATATTATCATGATGCGCGTTCAGGCGCCGGTCACTAACCACGCCGCTGTATATCTTGGCGACAACATCATTCTCCATCATATGTCTGGGCATCTGTCATCGCGTACACCATATGGCAAATATTACCGCGACAGAACGGTGCGGGTGGTAAGGCATAAGGAGCTTACGGATGCTGAAAACGCTGATTCTTGACGGCAGGATGGCGAAGAAATTTGGCAAACGGCATCAGTATCACGTCGCTGATCTTCGCGAAATGCTGAGGGCGATGTGTTCACAGGTGCCGGGTTTTAAAAAGTACATGTCAGAAGCGCATATGAAGGGGATTCGCTTCGCCTTTTTCAACGGGAAAAGCAATATCGGACTGGAAGAGTTCGATATGACGCGGGGCGGCGATACCTACCGCATCATGCCCGTCATTGAGGGGGCAAAAAATGCCGGGGTGCTTCAGATAGTCATCGGTGCCGTAGCGCTGGTTGCTGCTTTTTTTACCGCCGGTGCCAGTCTTGCTGCGTGGGGGGCGGCAATGAGTGCGGGTGCAATAACCGCCACAACGGTACTGACCGGCATTGGCGTTTCAATGATGCTGGGTGGCGTGGTTCAGTTACTCACCCCGCAGCCATCGTTTAATACTGGTGCTTCTTCCAGTACGGATAATAAACCCAACTATGCGTTTGGAGCGCCGGTCAATACGGTGGCTATGGGTTATCCCGTTCCCGTTCTCTACGGGGAGCGCGAAATTGGCGGGGCCATTATCAGCGCCGGCATGTATTCAAGCGATCAACAATAAGTTGACATCTATCAACCTCCGGGCGCTTCTGGCGCCCTTTTTTGTGAGTGAAATATGCGACTCCTTGAAGGTGAAACCATTATCCACGGCGCTAAAGGCGGCGGCGGTAAAGCGCATACGCCAGTAGAGCAACCTGACGATCTGCTGTCGGTGGCAAAACTGAAAATGCTGGTGGCACTGTCAGAAGGTGAAATTCAGGGTGACCTGACTGCCCAGCAGATTTTCCTCAATGACACATCGCTGGCAAATGACAGTGGTGAATACAATTTCAAAGGCGTGAAATGGGAGTACCGTAAAGGCACTCAGGATCAGACCTACATCGCCGGCATGCCGGAAGTGGATAACGAGCTTGCCGTGGGCGTAACGGTCACCACCACTGCACCGTGGACGAGGCAATTTACTAATCTGTCCCTTGATGCGATCCGCATAAAGCTGAGTCTCCCCGTTCAGTATCTGTATAAAGATAATGGCGATATGGTAGGAACAGTCACGGAATACGCTATCGACTTATCAACGGACGGCGCGGCCTGGCAGACGGTCGTGAACGGCAAATTCGATGGTAAAACCACAACAGAATACCAGCGTGATCACCGCATAGACTTACCGGGCGCTGTAACCGGCTGGTCTGTTCGGGTAAGACGTATCACGGCAGATGCCAGCGGCTCTAACTCAAAACTGGTTAATGCCTTTAAAGTCTTTTCTTTTGCAGAGGTGATAGACAGTAAACTTCGCTATCCCAATACAGCGCTGTTATATGTTGAAGTGGACAGCAGCCAGTTTAACGGCAGCGCGCCGAAAGTCACCTGCAGGCCAAAGGGTAAGCTGATTAAGGTCCCCGATAATTATGATCCGGTAACGCGCACGTATTCAGGATCATGGTCTGGTGGCTTCAAAATGGCCTACTCGAACAATCCGGCATGGGTTTTCTATGATCTGGTGCTGGATGAAATCTATGGTATGGGTACGCGCGTTGACGCATCCATGGTGGATAAGTGGGAACTGTATTCTATTGCTCAGTATTGCGATGAAAAAGTTTCAGACGGAGCAGGGGGAACAGAGCCACGGTTTACCTGTAACGTGTTCATCCAGAACCAGCAGGATGCTTATCAGGTCCTGCGCGATCTGGCAGCTGTGTTTCGCGGGATCACCTTCTGGGGTAATGAAAAAGTTTACGTTCAGGCTGATGTCCCGCAAACTGATGTTGACTGGGTTTATAACGCCTCCAATGTCATTGATGGCCTGTTCACTTATGCTGGTGGGTCTTATAAGAACCGCTACAGCTCCTGTCTTGTTTCCTGGTCCGATCCGCAGAATCACTACAGCGATACTGTAGAAGGTGTCTACGATTCAGAGCTTGTTGAGCGATATGATGTGCGGCAGACAACGCTGACCGCAATTGGCTGCACTTCACAGAGCGAAGCACACCGCCGCGGGCGCTGGGTTCTGCTTTCAAATGCGAAGGATGGCACGGTGTCGTTTGGCGTAGGGCTCGACGGGTACATTCCGTTGCCTGCGGAAATCATTGGTGTGGCCGACCCGTTTCGCGCCGGTAAGCAAAATGGTGGTCGCATCAGTGCGGTGAATGATCGCCAGGTAACACTTGATCGTGCAATTGACTATGCAGTAAACGATCGGCTGGTTGTTAACCTGCCAGACGGTAAAGCCCAGACCCGGACAATCAGTGCCGTGAGCGCGGATAAAAAGACAGTAACAGTTGCCACGGCATTCAGCCAGCCGCCTGCTGCTGGTGCTGTCTGGGCAATTGACAGCGATAACCTGGCTATCCAGTATTTTCGGGTCACATCGATCGCAGCCAATGACGACAGCAACGGTGGTTTCACCATCACTGCCGTACAGCACGACCCCAATAAATACCGTTATATTGACGATGGTGTGCGTATTGAATCGCCGCCGGTTACGGTCACTCCGATTAATGTACTGGAAGCCCCGAAAAATATCGTGATTACCGAGAGTGATCATGTGTCTCAGGGGCTGTCTGTTGCAAGCCTGGATGTCTCATGGGGCAAAGTGGATGGCGCCATTCGATACATGGCGCAGTGGCGTAAGGATAATGGTGACTGGATTAATGTTCCGGTCACCAGCGCACAGGGATTCTCCGTTCAGGGAATTTATACGGGCAGTTATGATGTGCGTGTGCGGGCGCTGAATGCGCAGGAAACGTCCTCTCCATGGGGTTATGCTGATACAACATACCTTTCCGGTAAAGCCGGTAAGCCAGGAACACCGACTAACCTGATTGCATCCGATGATGTTGTCTGGAACATCGATCTGACCTGGGCTTTCCCGGACGGCTCCGGGGATACGGCGTACACCGAGCTTCAGCGCTCAACGACCGACGACCACGCCAATCCAGAACTGCTCACGCTGGTTCCTTATCCCGCTGCGCGCTATCAGCATGGGCCAATGCCTGCCGGGGTGCGCCAGTGGTATCGTGCGCGTCTTGTCGATCGCATCGGTAACACTGGTGACTGGACGGAATGGGTCATGGGGACATCCTCCATTGATGTCAGCGACATAGCCAATGACATTCTTGAGGACATGAAGGAATCAGACACGTTCAAAGACCTGATCGAGAGTGCCGTGGACAGCAATGAAAAAATTGCTGGCATGGCTGATGACATTCAACAGCAGGCCGATGAACTGGAGCGGCAGGCGACGGAGATTCAGGAGAATGCCGACGGGCTGGCGCAGGCTGCGGTGAAAATCGATGAGATGTCGGTATCTATGGACGGTATTACCGGCGGCGTCAAAAACTCATCCATCGCCGTTATACAGAACAGCATTGCACAGGTAACAAGCAGACGTTCACAGACAGTGACGAATGCCGGTAACAGCGCCAGCATTGATCGTGTGGATACGACAATTGCCGACGCCAGCCAGGCCGTTGCCCGCGCTTTGACGACGCTGGATTCATCTGCCGGGGGTAACGTATCCAATGTGACAGATCTGGCCGAAACGCTGGCGGATTTTTCGCAGGCGTCAGCAACGAAGATCAACTCCCTGACTGTGACAGTTAACGGGCAGACTGCGGCAATTAACCAGACCGCTCAGGCGGTAGCTGATGTAAATGGCAATCTTAGTGCGATGTATAACATTAAAGTTGCTGTTGATTCCAATGGTCGCCAGTACGCAGCGGGAATGGGGATCGGGGTTGAAAACACGCCTTCCGGCATGCAGTCACAGGTACTGTTCCTTGCAGATCGGTTTGCCGTAATGACTCAGGCAGGCGGAAATGTGACATTGCCTTTTGTTATTCAGAATGGTCAGGTATTTGTCAACGACGCCTTTATTAACCATGCGTTAATCACCCTGGCAAAAATTGGTGAACTCAGATCAATTAATTATGTTGCAGGTCAGACGGGAACGATTATGAAATCAGACGGCACTCTGGAGGTGAATGGTGCAGTATCTGGACAAGGGAGGTTAAGCATTACGAATATCAGAATTGTTCAATATGACTCTCAGGGTAGGCCATTAGCAGTTATGGGGGAACCTTTATAATGCAAATGTTTATTGAAGGTACGTCATTTGATGCCGCCAATGCGATGAGCTTCACATATGTCATAGACTTTCTGACAGTTTCTGGCACAGGAAGTAAAACCTATAACACCTCTGGCTTCGATCTTTCCGTTGTTGGAATGAATAGCACCTTAGCCCCAACAAATACGCAGAGCACTATAGACGCTTCAATATCTGGGACAACCTTAACATGGAACACGGACGTTCCTTTAAGGCTGGTTGTGACTGCTACAGCCAGGCAGGGAGCAAATAGTGGTTATTCAGGATTTGCTTTATATACTTACCCAAATAACCAGAGGACGATTAAGTTAGCACCAGACTTTACGCCATTTGTGTTGAGCGCGGTAATAAATATTGAGCCTGGAGCCAGAACCGTAGATACCGGAGTGGCGGTAGGTGATGGGGTGATTATTTTTATGCGCAATAGGAATAATCAGGGTGGAGCTTGCAGTAGATCGCATTTTACTCTGCTTGAGACCGGAACTTACAAGATGCAGTTTACGGCAGCGGCAAACAATCAATTTCCTACCAGGGCTTACGTATTTTCAAGAAAGCTTCCGCCAACACCAAAGAATGGATTCTATCTTTACAAAGACGGAGTAATGGTATGGCATAGTAATTGTCTTCCGCTGGATGCCAGATTCATTAACCAGAGCTATGTGGAATCAGATTATCCATTAGCAGTAACGACAGGAATAACAAACTTTATATACATTCCACAAGACCCAACAGTTCCTGAATATGGTTTCCAGAACTATGGATGCTCTGGTGCAGGAATAGGCACTAATGGCAAGTGGAGGACGAATAACACGGAGGTTTATCAATCATTCCTGGGTAACGTAGGAATACCATTACCCAAAGGGTGGGTTGTGGGAACAAGGGTTATGTATATAGAGTGCAGTAATTACGATAATTACTACACTTATTCGCTCGGAAGCTAACCGTCACTCAGTAAGCCCGTGTTTATCACAGTTTGATGTGTCAGTGAACGATTCCTGCGGCATCCACTGCCAAGCAAAATACCCGCCAGAAAGATATTCTGTCGTTTTAAGTGGTTTTCTGATCCCAAAAACAGGTATTGACACCCTGTTTTTCATTATTACGGCCTCGTTGTAACACAACGGTGGCGTATTGCTCGCGCATCCGGCAGTTAATAATGCAGAGGATATGATTATTGCTGCTGTGTAAACCTTATTCATAAATAGCCCTTTATAGTTGGTGTAAATATTACCTGTTTATTCTATGTACAGATAATTAAAGGGCAAAATTGATTAAACAGATCAATATTCGTTAATTGATCGTTCAAAACGATCAATTATAATTTTGGAGGTAGTAATGCTATACAATACTGGAACCATTTCTGTAAGCGGTAATAACGCCACCGGCACAGGCACGAACTGGACCGCGCCAGCCAGCCAGATTCGCGTGGGTCAGACTATCATTGTGCTGTCTAACCCTGTCCAAATGTTCCAGATTACGACAATCAATAGCGCCACTTCCCTGACGGTTACGCCAGCTGCGTCACCGGCACTCAGTGGGCAGAAATACGGGATTCTGGTATCAGACAATCTGTCTGTTGACGGGCTGGCGCAGAGTATTTCCCAACTGATTAACGAATATGATGAGAATATCAGCGCATGGGAGGCTTTTGCTTTAACGAGTGCTAACCAGACGATCAATGTCACCATAAACGGCACACCAGTTTCTATTCCTGCCCTGGGTAAACTTGTACAGAAAGGGGTAAACGGTGCAGTTCCTGTTAACCAAGGGGGCACCGGCGCAACCACTGCTGAAGACGCTCGCACAAACCTCGGTTTAGTAGACAGCAATGGAGTCGTGCCTGTTACGCTGGGTGGAACGGGTGAATCTTCCGCTCCTGGCGCCTCATCTACTCTAAATTTTTATGGCAACTTTGCCTCCCACTTCAATAATTTAAACGGTGATATGGATTCACTTGTTGGTCAGAGTAGTACTTCTGGTGGTGAGACATATTCAATCGCTATATCAACAGGCGAAAATAATGTTGCTAACTGGCCAACGAATCCTACCAATTCGGGGAAAGCATATGGCTGGGGAGCAATGATGTGCTTTACTCATGCAAGGGGTGGCGGTAGAACACAAATTTACGTTCCTGATGATGCTGCAAATTTATATTTCAGGCATAGATACGGAAGCGCGTGGAAAAATTGGGTAGCGGTATGGACTAACAGAAACACTACAGTGGATAGTAATGGTTTTATTAAACGGGCCTCCCCGATCATCTCTGTCTTTGGTGATGGTAGCTACGATACCAACGCAGAATCGGAAGGGGCAATGGTGCAGCGTACAGGTACAGGCGAATACAAAATCACTGGCATTCGTGGTCTTAACTCCGATCTGGCATGGGGGGGAATAAACGGTGGGATTGAGATCCCGAAAGACATAAACGGCCAGCCTCTAATCTGGATTGACTATAAGGTGCTGGAGGATGGCGATATGGTTATCAAAACGTATCACCGGGAACACCAGAATGCCCCGGAGTTTGCAAGGAATACGATTAAAGGTATTGCCGATGGTGAGCCGGTTGATATCCCTTCAAATACGTTTGTTTCAGTGCGTGTAGAAATGCCGGAAAGCAGTGTATGGAATCAGCGAGTGGCCGAAGCCGAAAAAGCTATGACTGAAACTCCTGGAGCATCCGCCGATTGAATATAGAATCGGCAGACTTTTCGACAGAAACGGACACAACCCAGGTTGTGTGAATACCTACTTTTCTGTGGTAGATATTTCGTCAACTTTCAACTTCAACCCCTTCACGGCAGCGAGAAGATAACCAATCAGCCCCATATAGTCGGCAACAAGATAATCAGATCCTTCGTCACGAATCACCAGATCAGGAATTACTAAATCTAGATCTTGCGCTAATGCCCCGGCTGTAAGACGTTCAGATTCAGCATCCTTATAGCGGAACGTGTAACCATCAAGCGCGGCGATCTTATCCAGAGCCTCTGTGGGGTCGATGATGTTCACTTCCTCTTTTGCGTTCCAGTCTGACGTCAGAGTAACTCCGTTGGCCTGAACCGCTCCTTTCGCGTTAATTGTTCCATTTCGTGTATTGATATACACGGCAGGTTTTCCTTCCTGTACACCATTGGTTGGTGATGTGTACGCGGTGCAGAATCCAATCCCGTACCACGAATAAAGGTTGATGTTAGCCGCATTGTCAAAGTTGGCTGAGTCTACGCCTGCATAAATGCCACGTATACCTGGGCCGGAAGGTGCCGTCGCTGATGCCGTACCTGGGATAGTAATTGAACCAGAGGAGAGGGCTACAGGGCAGTTAAAAAGAGCACGCAGCGCCGCAGAGTTAAAGACATGCTCTTTGCCGGAGCCAGCATTGTAACGCATGCTCCCTGTAGCTGACTGTACTGTCATATCCCCGGTCGTTGCGGAAATCCCGGCAACCATCACCGTGTCCGATGTTCCTAAACCGACGTTTTTTATAATGTATTTTGTCTATGCATCCGATAACTTCACCTGATTTTTTTGACTAAAAAGGTGATTAAGAACTATGCAAATAGGCTATGTCAGGGTGTCAACAAATGACCAAAACACGGATCTCCAGCGACAGGCCCTGGAACGAGCAGGATGTGAACAGATTTTTGAGGAAAAAATGAGCGGAACGGTTGCAAACAGACCGGCATTAAAACGGCTGCTGCGAGTCCTGAAAGAGGGAGATACGCTCGTTGTATGGAAACTGGATCGGTTGGGGCGCAGTATGAGAAATCTTGTGTTGCTGGTTGATGAATTACGTCAACGAGGAGTGCATTTTCGAAGCCTGACAGACAGCATCGATACATCAAGCCCGATGGGACGCTTTATTTTCCATATTATGTCAGCGCTGGCAGAAATGGAGCGTGAATTAATTGTCGAACGAACCAGGGCAGGTTTAGCCGCTGCGCGAGAGAAAGGGAGAATAGGAGGACGTAGGCCAAAGTTAACGGCAGAACAGTGGGCGCAGGCTGGCAGACTGATAGCTAACGGTGTAGACAGAAAGCAGGTCGCGATAATTTATGATGTGGCTGTATGCACGCTCTATAAAAAATTTCCAGCAGGAGAGCGGTAAATTGCCGCATCAGAGCGTATGCAAGACACTGATGCGGCTGGCTGACGATCGTTCGATAGTGCGAATATAGAATGGTTGCCAGCCGCTGGCGAGTTTACATGGTGATTACCGAACAAATCTACCAACCGCATGAACTAGAGTTGGTCAAATTCACTTTTCTTTATCATTTTCCTTGCGAGATTTGAATAATCCGCTAACAACGAAGCCAACAAGCCCGACGATACTGATAGTACTAGTCCCCAGTAATGCTACTATTGTTTCTGCTGGTGGCGTTCCATTGTTAGCTATAAGGTATGATGTAAACATAGTCGCTACAAATAAACACCACCACACCATGAATTGGAAAGTAAATGATGCCATGCGCTTGCGGAGATCATTATCTATTTCTTTCCCATTTGCGTCAGCTACCTTGTCCCTAACTTGAGACTGAAGCATATCCAACTGAGCCTGAAGGCTGTCCATTCGATTTTGCTGCATAAATTCATGCAATGCCCCTGTATTAGATGCAAAGGCCTGCTCTTCCTGTTCTGCCTTACTTTCTGGTGACTCTTCAGCATTCTGCTGATCAGGATGAGAGAAATCTTGGGGGTTTTTAACGTTATGAGGCTGTGTGGATGTCTTTTCTTCTGAGGTGGAAGCTGGATCAGCGGTTATGGAAGATGCTGTGCGGCCATCTTCTACACCAGACGCCGCACCAATTATTTTAAAGATATCATCAATCAGAGCCATCATTATCCCTAAATGAACTGGCTATCTATAAGCCCTGACATGCCTGTTGGTTTGTGATAAGAGCATTATAATAAGATTTAATTATCTCATTAGGAATGATGGTCGAACTTAACCCTGTATATGCTTGTGACCACGGAGTTCCTGGCATATGGGTCAAAGTTGAAAGCTCGATACCATCTTTATTTCCATAATATTGATAGACAGCACCAATAACGCTATCAGCTTGGGGATCCATAGGAGTCATACCCTGTGGCGCCATAGCGGGGGATGCTACTGGTTTGTTACCATAGTTTTTAAAGGCATCATACATCCCTGGGATTACGGGACCATACTTCCATGCTGAGACAAACTCATTCAGCAGTGGGCGACCGGTAAACGCCAGATAATAACCATGCGCTATATATGTCAACTTTTGAAGCTGCATATGAGTCAGAGGATTCTGGTGCTGGTTACCCAGCATAACGAATCTATTGGCTACTTGTACTGGACTGTACATAACCACCTCCTCATACTGTGTGGATTTACAGCTATTTTTTGCTTGCTTTACCATATAGGTAAACTTTAGTACATATTAATGAGTTTCGACTCATCAGTCACTTGTAATTGGATAGCATTTTTAACTAAAGATGCGTTTTTGATAGTAGATTATAAAAAATTAGACACGCCGCAATGTTAAAAGTTCCAAGTGGTGGTGTTTTTCATTTTGCAACACTAAATGTAGTAATTACGCGTCGAATTATTGAACAAACCAGTCGTCCGCATTCTCCCAGGCATCCTGCAAAGTTTCCTGTACAAATGCTTTTGCATCGTCTTTGTCAGCGACCCGGAAAACAGACAGGCCGTCGTTGCTTGCCGATTTAACGATGACCTCTACCTCGTCATAACGTTTACTGACCCGGCGTGTCATTTCCTGCTTTAATGCCTCTACTGAACCCTTGGGCATTTTTCCAATTTTTTCTTTTGCAATGCTGATTTCTATACGCAC